CGCGCTCCTCACCGTCGCGGACAGTAAGTCCGAGGCCTGCTCCCACATACCAATCTCTTTCCTGGAGGAAAACAAATGAGACCCGCTATCTTTTCAACAGAAAACCCACCCCGCCCCATCGACTGCATGGAAACCAAGGAGTACATCGCCGGCCTGCGCAGAAGAATCGAGGTCCAAAACGACCAAATGGAGCACCTGGCCTCCCAAGTGCATGTGCTTTTGGGAAAAATCCAACACCTGAATGGGGAAATCGAGAAGTTCTCCCTCGACCTGGCCGTCAAGAACCAGGAAGTCCCGCCTGCATGGCAGGAAGTGAAGAGATGACCCCGTCGCTGCAAGAGATAGTCGAGGCCCTCGGGCCACGGCAGCTGGTCCAGGTGGTCATCATCACCGCTGGGGGTCAGAAGTTCGCCCTCATCGGGCCCGTCATCCAAGACCCACGCGTGCATGGGTTCGAAGAAGTCACCGAGATTGAGTTCGGCGAACTCATGCCCATGGATGTGGCAGCAAAGATGCTGTCCGGGGATCACAAAGAGTGGCTGGGGACCGGGTTGCAGTAGCCAGGATGGGTGAGGGCAGAGCGAAGGAGAAGGGCTCGTGGTTCACGGATCACGGGTCTTTTTTGCTTTTGGATAGGAAAGTGGTACATGGATCACGGTTCATGGGCCAATTTCGGCCTTTCTATAGACTTTTTTTGACTAATGATGTTTTTTTTATTTTTTTTGTGAGATTTGGTGTAATAGATGTAATGGTGTAATAGTTTAATGAAATCAATGAGTTATGAGAACACAGTTCATTACACGTAGTCAAGAGATGTAATTCACATAAAATGCGCGCGGACTGACTTTTTGAAAAAATAAAAACATACATTGGTCTAAAAAAGTCTATATAAAACCCTGAATTTGACCTTTTGGAAGGGAAAAAGCCCTTGTAGTTGCGTTAGGTGTGGACTTGTTGCACAATGTAGGCATGAACATCGAAAAGAACATCCCCTTGCCTGGTGGCGTTGACCCCCGCGAACGCTATCCATTCCCCGACATGGCCATTGGCGACAGTTTCATGATCCTGGACGCGACCTGGATCAAAAACCTGCGCAGCGCTGCCTACATGTATTCGCGTCGCCACCCAGGCACGCGATTCACATGCCGCCGGTACGGCGAAGGCTGGCGTCTGTGGAGGGTTGCCTGATGGGTGGGAAGGACGAAAAGTTCTTGGCCGGCAAAAACCTGGGCGGAAGGCCTGCTGTTGTCGAGTCCAGGGTGACCGCACCGGTCAAGCCCCACAAACCGAAGGTCCTGACACCCCAGGAATGGAAGTTTGTGGAAGAGTTTTGTGCTGGCGACGGCCACGTCACTCTGAAAGAGGCGGCGATCCGCGCAGGCTACAGCGAGGCCTGGTCGAAGAACAGGGCGCGCGAACTGACCGACCCAGAGATTTGCCCGCACATTGTGGCAGCGATCCAGGAGCGAAGGCGCGAGCTGGGCGAAAAGTATGGCACCACATTCGAGCGACACATGCGCGACCTCCAGGTCATCCGCGACCAGGCACTCCAGGCTGGCGCGTATGGCGCGGCCGTCCAGGCTGAATACCGAAGGGGCCAAGCCCTGGGCTCGATTTACATCGACCGCAAAGAAATCCGACACGGCACGATCGACAGCATGAGCAAAGAAGAGGTCGTCAAAAAGCTGGAAGAAATCAAACGCTTGTATGGCGGCAATGCTGGGCCGATCGTCGACGTGACACCCAAGCAGATCGAAGAAGAACGCGAAGAGGACGAAGACGATGGCAGCGAAACCCGAAGCGAACCTGTACAAGCGGCTGAAAGAAAACCTCCCAAGCTCCCATTTCACCCGGATTGAGTCCAGGGTCAACCTGGGCATCCCGGACTGTCTGATCGCATTCCCGCATGGCCTGTTTGTGATGGTCGAGTTGAAGGTGGTCAAACGCGGCCGCAAGGTTAACCTGTCGCCGCACCAGGTCGCCTTTCACATTAAGCACGCAGACCTGCGCTGCCCGACCTACATCCTGGTGCAATACCAACCGGCCGGCACTACGCACGCGAGCAAGTCAGAGCTGCTGCTGTTTTGTGGCGAGCAGGCAATCGACCTGGCAAACCTGGGCGTCGACACCCCCGCGCTGGCCAGGTGGCCATGGACGGGCGTGTCCTGGCCTGAACTAAGAAAACATTTAGTTGAGTGTTGACTTGTTTGTGAAAGTTGTGCTAGAGTTACAAACACCTGGATGGCCAGGTACAAACAGAAAGAGAGAAAGACCATGAAAATTATCCATGCAAGTGAACGCTATTTGACTTACCAGGGCGACGAGCAATACGCCCTGCACCTGGTTAATTCTTTGCGCGAAGCCTACGGCCACGATGAGATGCCTAAGATGCTGAACGACTTTGTTTTTAACCTGGAGGTCGCATTGCAAAATGCGGGCGTGCTCGATGAGTGGTTCAATGAGATTAAAGGGGACAATCATGAATAACGCACTTATTGAAGAGGCATTCGAAGCCGACGCGGCCGGCTGGACTGTGACAGAAATAGCCAATGACTTAAAAATAACCAGGCAACAGGTTATTGACATGTTCTTGGCTTATGAACGATATGAACCAGGTGACCCAGAGCTAGAGCGCTGATCCATGCGAAGGCGAGAGCGAAAACTCTTGCGACAGTCACCGAAGCCCTTACCCGATCCAGAGCAAAAGCGTGCCAGCACGCATGCCCTGATTCGCCGCCTGCTGGGTTTTTGGCTGTTCCATAAAATATTTGGCGGTGACAGTTGACAAGTTGACAAAAGTAGATTTATAATCAAACCAGGCCGAGCAAACCGCGAAGCCATAACCCTAGAAAGAGAGAAAGAAATGGAATTCAACACAATCATGCAGGCCCTTGTAAAAGACATCGCCGAGCAGCTGCGCCCTATGGTGGCCGATATGGTCAAGCAGCAAATGGAAGCCAACGCGGGCACAAACACAAACCTAGTCGGCGACTGGGCATGGGCCACCATTGCCGAAAATATTAGCGAGTCGCAGCTGGCATATCTTGCCGAGCACTTGAGCGACACGCAGCTGATGACAATCGGCGAACACGTGAGCGCGTCGGACGTGGCGGCCGAGCTGACCAGTAGCCAATTAAGCGACATCGCGAGCGACATCGACCTGGCCGACCTGGCCGGAGAATTCGACGCCGACAAGCTCATGGAAAATTACGACCTGGACGACGCCATGCGCAATTTTTTCTCAAACAATACTTTTTCAATCCGCGCATAAGGGGACCGACATGCAAGACGATTCTTATGCCCGTATCGACAAAATGTGGGAAACAAAAGCGCGCGAAAGTAAAGAGATGCGCCGAGAGACAAACACAAAATTTATTGTCCGCATAATGGACCAGGCCAGCACGGGCCCGCTCATGCAGGCTTTTGTACTTGAGGCGCTGCGCAACTATTCGGCCGACATCCTGGCCACCGAGACGCCGCCCGACGCGGAGACCGGTTTTATTTCCTGGAATGCCTGGCGCGCATGCGCTGCCGAGGCCGACCAGGCGCTGGCCGACCGTCGCACCTGATCCCGCCCGCTCGCTTTCTTACCCGGCCACCGTGCCGGGTTTTTTTTTTGCTTAGGGGGTTGACAAGTTGATTTGTTAGACTAAAATTATTTGCAGGCCAGGCAATCGCCAGGCCCTAACCTAGAAAGCGAGAAAGTAGCATGCTAAAAACCGTCAAGCATTCGGCCAATAAAAAAACCGGCCCGATCGCCGTCACCTATCGCGCCGGCGGCCACAATGTTTTTTCTACCTGCCCGAAAACCTGCGCATTGAATCCCCAGGGCGAACACGCGGCCGACCTGGTCGACCTGGATTATTTGCAGGCCGTGCGCCAGGCCGTGCCCCGTAACGGCCAGGCCTGGACTTATTCGCATTTTGCGGCCGAGCTGCTGCCGCTGCCTGCGCCTGGTGAAACCGTGGTAAATGCCAGCTGCGACACAATCCCCCAGGCCCTGGCTGCCGTGGCTGCCGGCCGCCCGGCCGTGGTGGCTGCCCCGTCCGGCACCGTGTGGCCGTACACCGTCGACGGCGTGCGCTTTGTTCAATGCCCGGCCGAGCTGGCCGAAAATTTTAGCTGCGACCAATGCGGCGGCGGCCGTCCATTGTGTGCGCGTGGTGAGCGCGATTATGTCGTGGTGTTTGTGGCCCATGGTAGCGGCGCGGCCCTGGTCGGCGACGATAAGCCCGGCGGCTGCTATGGTAACGGCGGCCCGGTTCGCCTGGCATGGGAGAAAACAAAAACCGGCGGCCACCAGGACGATGCGGCCGAGCTGCTGCGCTTTTCCCGTTCGCTGCCGCCTGGTTCGCTGCTGCGCCACCACGTGGTCGGCGACCTGGGCCTGGCAGCATAAAATTTATTTGTTGATTTGTTGACAAACACAAAAACATTAGACTAAAATAAAAACCGTCGGGGGCTTTTCCCCGGCACTAACCCTAGAAAGCGAGAATTTAATATGGCTCACATGATCGACACCACCACCGGCCGCGCTGCTATTGCATACGCTGGGCAAACCCCCTGGCATGGCCTGGGCCAGGCCTTAACACCTGGCGCAAGCATTGAAACCTGGACACGCGAGGCGGGCCT